CCGCCTGAATTTCCACCACCGCCATGACTTCCGCCACCACCTGAACCTCCGCCACCGTTGCCAGTTGTTCCGTTATTTTTATTTTTTTCCTTTTCTTCTTGTTCTTTCCGTCTTTGCTGTTCTTTCTTGACCTGAATTTCTCTCAGCAATCTTTGATATTCGTTCTCATCTTCCAATGCTTTTTTCAACTTCTCTTTTTCCACGCCAAGCTTTTTTGCGTTTTCTTCGACGTCCTTGTCGCCCATACTTATTTTTTTATTTCCTGAATTTTTCGGTAAAACGTCCTCAATATCAAAGACTTGCATTTCTTGCTTTTTTCCCTTTGTTCCTTGATACTCAGTTCTATAAAGACACTGGTCTAGGACACAGGCCACTTTTGTTATTGTGGTAATGTGCGTGATACCTGTTTTTTTATCCAAAATGCCTATTTGTTTCGGCTCCCATAGACTTGTCATGTCATTGAGGCGTTTATCAGTTCTAAATCCCCAAGTAACATCTCCGACTTTTGCAGTATCGGCAAAAGACTGAACAGGAAACAAAAAAGCGACCGCTACGATTGCGACCGCTAGACTATTTTTCTTCATAAATTACCCCTTAAACAAAAAAATCAACGACAGAGTGGCGAGAAAGCCAACAAGAAATGGAAAATCAGTTACCATCGGAAACACCTGAAGAATTTATAAAACGAGCTACAATTTTGAAACAAAACATAATCACAAAAACAAGCACAAAGGGCGTAGCAATTTGTGATCCATACCCCATCTGTTCCAAAATCGAACACTCAGGAAAATTTAAAACAACCTTTTCAGCCCCGACAAACCAGTCTTTGCCTTGCTTCCGAGGGGCTATCAAATAGCCCTCCGAATGCAAAACGGGGACAACCTGAGAAACGACATAATCAGTAGCCGTTTCAGCTGACTGAAAGCATTGCAATCCGACACGCGCACCCATATTGCCCCCTGTTTTTTAACCGCGCAGGAAGCTTGAAACCAAACGGAAAGCTTTAATCAGCACGTAAACACCAATCAAAGCAACACCAACAGCAGTTACTACCGGAGCAACTTTTGCAAGCTCACCCGTAATACTGGCTGACACGTCGCCAATACCTTCGGCCATAGTCAAAGCAGAAGCGGTTGCCAGAGTTGCGCCAACGGCGACTTTTTTCAAATTTGCGAGTTTCATAGTTTTACCTCAAAAAGTTAATAAAATCCGCTTTCTAGGGCAAGCGGACAGCCCTAAAATTATTTTTGCGGAGTATTGTCTTTTTTATTCAAAACAGGCTGAATATCGACAATCACATTCTGAACACGATTACCATTAGTCTGTACTTCAATGTCGATTTCCGCTTCAAACGGCAAAGGGATACCGTTGAATTTATCGAAATTTTCAGAAGTGCCGAACTTCATCGGCTCAGTTGCAGAACCGCGCATATCGGGATTGTTTCGTGCAAACGGAAATTCAACATAGACCGTTGTAGAATCGTATGCCTTACCTGTGTCATTCATGACACCCTTTGAACGTTTTAAGCCTTGAACTTTAGCGAACATTTTCATATCAAATTACCTTCCTGCCTTATTAGGCTTTTGGACTAAAAATACACATCAATCGACCATCTTTATCGCAATGATATGCAAAACAATTTAAATTAAGTGCGTGTTTAATTCCCATATGAACCATATATTCAAATTCATCATTATCTTTGTCAGATACACCTTTAAATTCAGCAAATTGGCTCACTGATAGACAAATCAAAACACGCCTGAAAACATAAAAATCATGCAATTCGTCATCAACTAAAATGCACGGATAAATCTTCCTATTACACTCAACACCTTTAATCATTTCCCAACCCTTGAAGAACCATTCCGTACTCGTCCATCAAATCCAATTCGATAGAACCTTCATACTCGTCATGAATAAACTGCATATAATGACGTCTTGCACTCAATGCGTACTCAACCGAATAAGAGGCAGGATTCACACGCTCAGGCAATGCGCCGTCTTTGCGCCTTAGACGCTCAACAATCTCTTCAGGCGACATACCCAACTGAATCATCATATTCACAGCACGACCGGCTTGATTAGATGCAACCTCTTGAACACGATCAATCGAAATCTGAATACGCTTTTCAGACGACAAATAACGATTAGCTGAACCAAAATCCTGCAAACGCTCACAAATTGGAAAAGCACCGCCCCAAAATTGCCCAGGATTAAGCAATATATCGAGAGGAATCAGACAGTTTTTGCCCATAAACTGAAGTTCAAATCTTGTCCAAAATATCCCCGATGTATCCCCCTGTTCCTTTGCCTTATCATAGATTCGGCAATAGCAAGAAGAATTTTTAGATCCAACACCGAGCGTCTTGCCGTTATCCGTTCCATTAAGCCAATCAGAGCCGATTTGCGCCACCAGCGGACGCTTACCGCGTTTATCAAATTCGCCTTTCTGATAGGCTTCCCATGCTGTATCAGGACTTATTTCTTCGCTATAAAAATCTTTTGCTACGTCGCAACGTGTTATACGTGGACTGTATGAGTGCTCATTCAGAAACCGATATAGACGATTTTCCCAACCGTCTTTAGCAGCAGTACACCCTTTGCCTGTCAACTCAATCAGTATCGTGGCATTCTGACCGCCAATGTATGCTTGACCGTACAAAACACCTTCAACCGACATCTCCCATCTTTCGTCATAAAACCGACCCTTGCCGACGGGAACAGGGGAGCTAATACCGAATCCGAAAATCCATTCTGCAATTTCTGACCAGTTTTTCATCACGTCAAAATCGGTTACAGGTGAGGGGATTCCCAGCGCAAGCAATTCGGGCGCAAAGCCTACAACCGATTTGTCTTTAAACGTGAAACTTAGCGTGTCGATAAAAGCCGTGTTCCCCAGCCCACGACGGAGCGGGATAACTTTCAAATTTCCGTCAAAATCGATTACGGCTGTTTCGTATCGTTCATATTCCTGATTTAAAACAACGGTTTCCAAAGATTCTGACGTTAGTTCGCCCAAAGTTTTCAAATCTCGACCCCCCCTATTAGATAGGGGGGGGGATTATCCCAAGCCCCTAAATTACTCATCGATACACCCCAAATCTTGCTTAGGCGCACCGTATGAAACAGACAGAGCCACACCCACAGCCACCCACATTTCTGCACGCGTAATGGCTAAAACTTCAGATCGAAGATCAAAATAAAGCGTATGGAGCAAAATATCATGTTCACGACACTCAACCCGCCAGCCCGCTTTTTCCTGTATTACTTTTGCGCTACGTTGATTTTTCATGTTTTGACCTTTTTTACAACACGTCAAATTAACGCGTTAACGCGTTAACAAATTTCCGATATATTAACGCGTTAACACATTAAGTCAACAACAAATTACTTGTTAACACCCAAAGCATTGTTTTATATTGCATAAAAGATTTTAGGAATATGAAAAATGAAAGCACTAAGAATCAAAGACGATCAGGAAGAAAAAATCAGACAGATAGCCGTAGCAGCAAATAAAAAACTGATACAACTAGGAAGAGAGCCACTCAGAGACAGCGAACTAGCGCATATGCTGCTAAACGAAGCCTTAAAAAGAGCATTCATAAACGACGACGGCGAAATAGATATAAAGGGAAAATAATGCTCAAAAAGGCATTAAAAATCCTAATTTTCGCCATTTGCTTACTAATAAGCTGGCTATACGGATACGAATACGGACAAAAATCAAACCAAAAATGCTATGAAGATATAATATCCACACACGCAAAATACAGGGTTTGTTCTTTATCAGGTGAAAATCTAGGAGAAATAGAATTTATCGAACTAGACAAACTCGAAGAAACAAACCTACAAAATAAGGAGCAAACGCTCAAATAGAGAGCGTTTGCTCATTGAATTAAAATAAGCTCCGGAAAGGGGCTTATCATGGCAACACAATCTGAACTCATCGACCAAATCAAAAACAGGCTTTTTATCCTGTCTGACTATGCTTTATCTCAACGCTGGCAAGTAGAGCCGACCCGAATCAGCCAATACCGACGCGACCGTCTGCGACTTCCTATCCGGTTTATTGAGGACATTGCCGAACAAATCGGCATTGACGCGCTATCACTTATAAAAATGCTTGATACGGCGCGACTTACCAAGCAAAACAAGGACGTCTCCAAAATCTTATTCTGGCGACCAAACGAAAAAGTCAGACGTTATCCACCGCCGTGGGTAGAGCGAAAACACTTTTTCAGACGAAAACGATAGTTCGCATAATTTGTCGTTTCGTCAATTTTCCCCAAAACTACAAATTCTTTTTGCCTTCGGCGACGTTCGCCACGTGGCAGGGGAGCAGGAGATAAAACCTTTCCTGCTCCCCTGACACAAGCGTGTCCCTTGAAATTTTCGGAATCAAGTGGGTATTCGTAAAGATTGGAAACCCCACCCAATCTTTACAAAGCTTCCCCCTTGACACCTAAAATTCCAATTCCTAAATAAAAAAGGCCGTCTGAAAACAAACGACCTTTTCTATCTAATTTGAACCGACTACACCGCCATTCGAGCTGAATTCCTTTCCGGCCTCAACATAACCGTCATACATCAAGTTTTGCTGAGATTTTCCGCCCATTACTAAAACCGAAGAATCAGTCTTAGCGGATGATGGTTTTTCAATAACATCAGAATTTGATACTTCAATTCGTTTTTCTTTGTACGGATTGAAAGGTAAACCGTTTTTCACATAGTCGTTACACGTTTTCTTGTCAATTTCTTTGATTGCCGAACCTTGAGAAGAATAGCAAGAACAACCAGAATTTCCGCCAGAAATACACGCAACAGGATACTCCATCTGCTTCACTTGTCGGACATTATCATAAATCGGTTTTGATTCTACCCGACCTTCAACAGTCGGTTTTAACATCTCTTCCGTCAAATGCCTATCTTCCCTGCTTGCAAGCTGTTGGCCAACCGAGCCACCAACATTTTGCGAGCTTTTAACGGCCATACGCTGTAAATCTTGAGGGGGAGGGATTTCAGCTTGGGGAATAGGCATATTTTGACTATCAGATACAATATCTTCTTTTTGGCCAAGCCCCGTGAGCAACTTGTAGCCCATAAAAGACGAAATGCCCAAGACAACAAACGCGATCGGAATAATGTATAAAACTCTACTTTTCGGAGTTTTGACTTTAGTGTGTATCTCTGCCGACTTGTAAAGTCCAAATGCCTTTTTATCAAATTTATAGACTTCAGGTCTAGCATTTTTCATACCAGTTTTAGGATTATTTTCACAGTAATCCCAAAAATAACGCATTCTCACGCCCAGCGGTGTCTTATGAATATGGTAATGCGCGCCCACCAAATCGCGTACTTGCTTGTCAATTCGACCCGGCATTTGCGTAATAAGGATAATATCAACCCCTGAATGTCGGTGTACGTGAAGCCATTCAACGATTTCAGGAGTTTTTGAACCGGCAGAGCGTGGCGGAAAAATATTCTGAGCTTCGTCAATCACAACAATCGAACCATTATTTTCAGGTTTCTTTAGCCAAACGTGCATGTCTTGAATTGTGTGGCCGTCTGGGATAGGCTCAGTCGGAATCGTCAATTCGGGGATTCCGTGAATAAAAATTTTACGGCCAGCCCATTCTTTATCTACTTTTTTGGCCAAATCAGAGACGGCCATCAATGTCTTACCAGAGCCAGGAACGCCAGTAATCAATGTAATCATTTTTTAATACCTCTATTTAATAAATTTCAGTGAGCGAAAAGAAGCCCAAATTCCAAAAGAAAAAGAGAATCCGCCGAAAATAACGTTCAAAGCTTCGGGAATACCAGCCAACCCCAAAAGTCCGATCAAATCGGCAGGCATGGCGAAGTAATTAGTTTTGATATAGTCAAGAATGCCCTCAACTGCGAAACTTAAACCCTCATAAGAAACAAGAGAAACACCCAAGCCAATAAGAACTTGGAAAAAAAGTGTTTTGAGAGAGGGAAGAAAGGTAGCAAGAAGCCGACCCATGTATGACATCAAAACACGGAAAAGCCCAGCGAGAAAAGCAGGCATTTTTTATCCTTTCATGGAATTGACGGTTCTAAAAACCATCATTGCAGATACGAAATAGGCCAAGAAAATAAACACATAACGGAGCTTTTCAACGGCCATACAAACATAAGACATTGGAAGTTGATGAACACCGAACTGACCGAAATCTAAAGTTAAATCTTGAGGACAAGCTCCACCTGTACTAAAAGCAGAAGATGGCCTGAATGTTCCAAAATCGCCATTTGATTTAAGACCGCCCCAATCTGGCTCACTATCACCGTTACCGAACGGAGAATCAGGCATTTCAGGCAATTCAGAATCTTGGCCACCACCACCGCCAGAACCACTCGTTCCACTTTGACCGCCCGAACCGCTCGTTCCA